AGACATGAAGGGCCTCGCGGTCCTGGTGAACCTGCAGGCGCTCATGGTCAAGGAAGAGCAGATGCTCTTTGGCGGCAACACGTCCATCAGCCTGGGCGTGACCCCCAACCCGACCCTGTCGACCGCGACCACGGGCGGCACCATCCCCAGCGTGACTAACGTGGTCGTGTCGGTGGTCTACCTGAGTTACGAGGGCCTGCAGGCCTCGACGGTCTCGGGCGGCGTGGTGACGACCTTCACCCGGACCAACGCCGACAGCACCACGACCACCAGCGGCTACGGCGCCGCCCAGATCAACGCCTCGGCCCAAACCCAGGCCACCGGCGGCAGCACCCAGACCAACACCGTGACCGCGACCGTCGCCATGAAGGCCGGGGCCATCGGCTACGCCTGGTTCTGGGGCCCGACCGCGGGCGCCGCGCAGACCCTCGGGGCGATCACCACGGTCAACAGCGTGGTCATCACCACGGCGACCGGCACGGGCACCCAGACGGCCGCCAACGCCACGCTGACGGGCGGCGACAACAGCGCCGACCCGCTGTCTTTCGACGGCATCCTGAGCCTGGGCCTCGGCCTGGGCCAGCAGATCGGCAACGCGGCCTCCATCGGCTACAACAAGGCCTTCACCTCGGGCTACACGCTGACCAGCGACGGCGGCGGGGGCATCGTCGAGATCGACGCGATGCTGAAGGACCGATGGGACAACTACCGCCTGGGCTTCGACACCCTGTGGGTGAACAGCCAGGAGGCCACCAGCATCACGAAGCTGATCGTGGCCAACGGGGGCGCCCCGCTGGTGCGCTTCGCGGGTGAAATCAACGGGCAGGGCCGCCAGGCCATCGGCGGTGGGACCTTCGTCAACAGCTACCTGAACAAATACACCGGGGAGCTGATGCGGATCGTGATCCATCCCTACGCCCCGGCGGGCCTGATCCTGGCCACGGCCAAGAAGCTGCCCTACCCCGTGAACAACGTCAACGAGGTGTTCCAGGTGCGGACGCGTCGGGACTACTACGAGATCGACTGGCCGATCGTGAGCCGGTCCTACCCGTATGGCCTCTACGCCGACGAAGTGCTCATCAATTATTTCCAGGCGGGCATCGGCGTCCTCAGCAATCTGTCGCCGAACTAAGCGGGGAGCACGACCCCCGGGGCAATCGGGCCCCGGGGCACCAGCCGATCTTTGAGGGCCCCGTGGCCAAGAAATACGTTTACAAGTTCGACATGGAGACCGTCAGGAAGAACGAGAAGCGCGGGATTGGGATGCCCGTGGGATTCACCCACGCGGGCAAGAGCCACAAGGTGGACGTCCAGCGCCCTCAGGATTTCGTCTTGGAGACCAGCAAGGCCATTCCTGATCCGTCGGTCCACCAGCTCGTCCTCGTCCGCGAGGAAGGGAAGGAAACCGAAGGCGAGGCCTAGGCCATGGCCGCCGGGGACCTCACAACGCTCGCCAACCTAGAGGCGTGGCTCGACGTCGCCTCAGGGAATCCCGACGAGGCCCTGTTGTCGCGGCTGATCTCCGTGGCGAGTGCACGGATCAATGGATACCTGCAGCGCAATATCGGCACCCTTTCGACCAGCTACACCGAAACGAGGAACGGCTCGGGGACCGGCCTGATGCTTGCCAAGGTCTGGCCGGTCACTTCGTTTACGAGCGTCACCATCAACGGAGCCACGGTGCCCAAGGGGGCCAGCGGATCCTCTGGATGGTACGCCCCGGTCTGGGACGGTGTCAGCTTTCCGATCCCCGAGCCCTACGTCGGCTTGAGTGCCGGCTGGACGGCCGCCTTCGGGGCGCCCGGGTGGGGATGGGGCCCGGGCTGCTGGAACGGCTGGTTTCCGGTGGGCATTCAGAACGTGGTGCTCGTCTACACGGCGGGCTTCGCGGCGGTGCCCACGGACATTGAGCAGGCTTGCATCGAACTCGCCAGCCAAGCCTACCAGCGTCGCGGGACGCGCCTTGATCTCAAGTCGCTCACCCAAGCCCAGCAGACTACGTCCTACGAAATGAAGATGCTGCCGTCGGTCAAGGAAATGCTGGCCCCGTACCGCCGAGTGGCGCCGCTGGTGATATGAACCTCCGAGGCGAGATCATCGGGCTCCCAGAACTTCGGGACCGCCTCAGTCTCCAGCGCCAACAGGACGCCGTCTGGCAGGGCCTCCAACGGGCGGCTATCCGTTTGGCCTCCATCGTCAAGCGGGACAAGCTCAGCGGCCAGGTGCTCAACAACGTCACCGGCACCTTGCGACGAAGCATCAATTCCAAGGTCCAGGCGGACAGCGACACCATCATCAACGCCTTTGTGGGCAGCTTCGCAGGATACCTTAACCCCAAGGGGAAAGCCTACGCCGCCAGCTACGCCAGGATCAACGAGTACGGTGGAACCTTCACCATCCCGTCCCACACGCGAAGGGTCGGCTACGACAAGTACGGGGACCGCGCAAGGCTTCTGAACAAGCTCCACGGGATCGCCCGCGGCGTTGACAACTTCAGCGAGACCACGGTCAAGGAGCATTCGGCGACCTACCCCGAACGGTCCTTCCTGCGGTCGGCGGTCGCCGAGAACAGGGACATGGTCACGGGCGAGATCATGCGCGGCCTCAAGCGCGCCTTGGCAATGGGGATCCTGTGAACCGCAACGCGATCTACACGGCCCTCTTCAACCTGGCCTCAGATGCCACGGGGATCACCAGCACGAGCCGCTGGCTGCAGCCCTTGCAGGACGTGCCGACGGCGAAGCTGCCGATCCTCATCCAGCACCAAGTGTCCGATGATCCGAAGCAGGACAAGGGCGAGCCTTCCCTGAATCGGATGAAGGTCGAGATCTACATCTACGTCGCCAATCCAGGGGACGGCCTGACGAATCCAGCCTCGGCCCCGGCGATCAAGCTCAACACCTACCTCGACGCCATCGACGCCGCCTTGGCACCGGATCCGGTGACGCAGGTCCAGACGCTCGGCGGCCTGGTGTCCCACGCCTGGCGGACCGACTCGAACTACTTCGAGGACCCGCAGAGTAACCGCGCGGCTCTCGTCGTAGGGATTGAAATGCTGGTGGCGGGCGACAGCTCGGCCCAGTTTAGCTTTGACAGCGGGACTCTCTACGCCCTAGACGCCTTCGGGACGCCCCAGATCCTCGGGAGCCTCCAGGGCGTCGACGTGGTCCAGAGGTTTGAGACGAACCTGCAGCGCGGCAACTTCCAGTACGATTTCAGCGTCAACCGGAAGTCCGCGAAGATCTCCATGAAGGCCAGGTTCGCCCAGATCAAGGGCGCCGTCCTGGCCCAGTTGGTCAACGGTCTAGCGGTGTCCTCGGGTTCCCAGCTGGTCGCCCCGCTAGAAGCCCATACAGTCCCGGCCAGCCCCGGCCCCTACACGGTGACGATCACGCCGCCAAGTGGGAGCTGGACCCAGGACACGGGCGTCATCTACGATGGCGGTTCTAGCGCCGGTAAGGCCCTAACGGCGGTCTCGAACAGCCCTACCCGGGGTCAGTATGCCGTCAGCGGGGGAGTCTACACCTTCGCCTCTGCAGACGCCGGCGCGGCGCTGAGCATCAGCTACGTTTACACGGTTTCGACTGGCAATACCGTCACCATCAGCAACCCCTACAGCGGGCCGACGCCCACCTTCCAGGCGGTGCTGAATGTGACGGACAAAAACGGCAACCAAGTCACTTGGAATCTGCCGCGGTGCTACTCGGACCAGCTTGGATTCGTGACGCGACTCGAAGAGTTCGCGGTGCCCGACTTCCAGTTCTCGGCGATGGGCACGGTCGCAAACCCGCCCGTCATCGGGACGCTCAGTTTCTCTCAGTAGGAGTCCGTCATGGCCGAAAACGTCGCAAATATCGTCGTCCTAGGCGCGGTCAGCGCGACCTACAACAGCGTCGAGCTGGGCCACACCACGCCCAGCACGAAGGTCACCTTCAAGACCAAGTACGTCAAGGCCAAGGTAGGCAAGTGGGGCGACGTCACCACCAACGTCTGGCGCGCCGGCACCGTGGTCGAGGTCGACCTTGAGTTCCTGCAGACGGACCTGGTGAACATCCAGGGCTCCGCCACGGGCTCACCCTTCCCGTTCTTCTACGGGATTTTCGGGACCAACAACAAACTCGGCTTCGGCGAGGTCGCGGGACAGCAGCAGTCCAAGAACGTCCTGAAGCTGACCAGTTTCATCAGCGGCAACACGCCCCTCTACGACCTGACGCTGACCCAGGCCACGCCCATCGGCGATCCCGAACTGATCTACACGGGCGAAAAGGAGCAGGTCTGGAAGTGCAAATTCGAAGCCTGCATCGACGAGGGCCAGGTTGCGGGTCTCAACATCGGCAGTTTCGGCAACTCGGCCGCTACCGCCAGCACGACCCCCCCGACGGTCTCCACCGTCGTGCCCAACGCCTCGGCGACGGGCGTGTCGCACAGCACCGCCATCACTTGGACCATGAGCGAGTCGCTCAACAGCAACACGGTCAACACGTCCAGCGTGAAGCTCTTCAGCGTGTCGGCCGGCGTCGGGACGCCGGTGGCGGGCTCCGTGGTGCTGACCAACGCGGGATCGTCCACCACCATCGTCTTCACGCCCACCAGCAGTCTGAGCGGGTCCACGGTCTACTGGGCGATTCTCAACAGCACCATTTTGGACCAGTACGGAAACGCGCTGGCGCTCTACTCCACGGACTTCACAACGAGCTAGTCGTCAAGAAAGCCACCAGCCAACTAGCTTGTCGGGCCTCGCGGCCCGGCAAGAGTTGCCTGGATGCCTCGCCTGGCTGGTGCGGGCTCCAGGCAATTCTAATTTAGGAGAAGCCGTGATCACCTTCAAAGGGAAGCAGTACCCTCTCCGCACCCTCTTCATCCGTGACGAGGCCAAACTCGCCAAGCAATTCGACCGCTTCAAGGACGAGGACTTGGAGATCCGCACGGATGCCATGATCGAGATCGTGCGAGTCAACACGGGAATCGATCTGGGGGACCTCAACGGCAGTACCTTGGCCGAGATCCGCGACGTCCTCAATCAGGTCATGGCCGAACGCGAGGCCCTGCGCGTCCCGGCGCCCAAGGAGGACGACGGCGGGGGAAAAGCCGAGGGGGCCAGCAACTAGACCTCCGCGACGAGAAGGCGGTTTTCGCCTACGTCGCCGAGGTCGCGCTGGCCTACCACGTCGACCCGCTGGCCCTCTGGAACGGCTGCGAACTCTGGCAGCTTTTCGAGATGGCCAAACAGATCCCCAAAAAGGCGAAACGCGACCTAAAGAACCTCGTCTCGGCGATCCATACCAGCGACCCGCGCAAGTTGCTGGACTCGATGGACGCGCAAGATCTCAGCAAGAGCGACAACCTCGCCAAGCTGGCATCGCTGATGGGCAACGAGAAGGCCGCCGCAGAAATACGGCGCACAGAAATGGCGCTGAAGCTTCTCAGGGAATCCGATGGCCGATGACACCGCCGAACTTCTGGTCCGCATTGAGGCCGACATTGAGGACCTCAAGGACAAGCTTTCCGAAGGCCAAGAGGCTGGGGAGACCTTTGGCAACAAGCTGAAGGAGACCTTCGGAGATCTGGGCACCATGCTCGCCGAATTGTTCGCGGCCGAGAAGATCAAGGAGTTTTTTGAGGAAGGAATAAAGCTGTTCGCAGAGTTCGACAAGCAGCTCACCATCACGCAGGGCAACCTTGAACGCCTGGGCCTGGCCACGGGCGACACGCGTCAGCAGATGGCCGATTGGGCGAAGCAGATTCAGGACACCACGCTTTTCACCAAGGACGAAGCTCTCGGAACGCTCAATAAATTTGTCAACACCACCGGCAATCTCAACGATGCCCTCGGCTTGTCCAAGCTGGCCATGGACGTCGCCACGGGCGCGGGCCTTCAGCTCACCCAGGTCCAGAAGGCGCTCGGGGAGGCCTTTGAGGGCCATTCGGAAAAGATGGGCCGCCTTCTGATTCAGTTTCCGAAGTTGCAGGACCAGATCAAGGCCGGCGGCAACGCCATCGAGATCCTGACAAAGCAGTTCGCCGGGGCGGCCGATGCCGTCGGCGAAAAGGGACTAGCGGGCCAACTCTTCCACCTGAAGACCACTTGGGACGAGGTCGCCGAGGACTTCGCCCAGCAGAACGCCACCTCCATCAGCGAGGCCATAAGCGGTTTCAAGTCGCTGGCCGCTGCCGTCGGCGAGATCATCAAGGTCCTTTTGCGCGTCGGGGAATCGTTGGGGACCATCCTGGGCGCCATCTACGATGAAAGCGCCGCGTTTGTCGAGCGGATGCTGGCCAATTTTAAGACGCTTTGGCTTGCCATCAGCGGGCACCCGATGGAGGCCTACCACCAATGGAAGAACGCCAACACCACCACGTTGTACGAATTGATTTCGACGGCCAAGGGGACCGTCCAGCAGCTTGAGGCCATTTGGTCCAATGAAGGCAAAACCGAGGTCAAGCAGCTCCAGGCTACGACCAATGCCAAGCTTGCCATCGAGGCGGCCGCTAACAAGGCCCGGGTGGACGCCGCGGTCAAAGCCAAGGCGGAAGAGAACAAGGCCAAGGAAGAACTCGACTTCGACTACATCAAGTTCACCGACGAGGGCTTGGACATTCTGATTTCGCTCCAAGACTCCCACAACAAGAGCACCGTCGAACTCGCCAAGGATGCCGCCGTCGCCAAGGCCATCATCAACACGGCCACGGGCATCACCAACGCCATCAGCGATTATGGCTGGCCTTTTGACCTCATTGTCGGGGCCATCGTGGCTGCCGAGGGCGCCGTCGAGATCGCCAAAATTGAAGGCGTCCAGCTCGCCACGGGCGGCATCGTGACGGCGCCCACGCCGGCGCTGATTGGCGAAGGCGGCGAGCCTGAGGCCGTCGTGCCGCTGTCCAAGGCGGGCGAAATGGGCTTCGGCGGCGGCGGGGGACGCCCGATCAGCGTGACGAACGTGTACCCGGGCGTACGGAACAAGTCCGACGCAAAAGGGGTCACGCGGACTGCGGCACGGGCGTTCCTCGCTGTTTCCAATAGCACGAAGTACCGTCAGGGGCAACGCAACTCGTAGGTGAACCATGGCAGGCTACCTCCCGATTGAGATCAATTACAACCCGCAGACGACCTACGCGGGGACCACGTTCGCCAATTACATTGGGGCGCAGTCCGTTGTGGGTCAGCGCGGGACGCTTCCGACCTTCACGAACTCAAACAGCATTTTCGTTTCGAAGTCCGGCAATGACGGCAACGCCGGAACAATGGCGTCGCCCAAGCTGACCTTGAACGCCTGCTTTGCCACGCTCCCAGCGAACTTCACTTATGTCGTGATTCTCGATTCTGGCACGTACAACGAAACGTTCACGTGCAATTTCACGACGACCCAGCTTCCGAACTTCGTCGGCATTTACGCAGCCGATGGGCAGACGCCTGTGTTCGAAG